GTAGTGCTGAGACTTTCAAAAGCTCAACTTGTGTGCTGCTCATGTCGGGAACTCCAAGGTTACGGTGGGTATAACGTAGGTCGTAGCTCCGACCACCAAGTCAAAGTCTTGCTCGCTTATTACCAGGAGCGTTCCAAGTCCGAGCACCACCTTTTCGGTAAGGTTCTGGATAAGCCAAATACTGCCAGAAGTGATGGCCGTCCTGTCAAGTCCTGTTTGAACACGGTCTGCAGCTGTGGCCACAGCGTCGGCCTCGGCTGAAACTTCGCTAGCAGCAGCTGCGGTCGCTGCATCTTCTGCCTCTGTAACAAAGGACTCCAGCGTTCCAGGAGGGTAAAATGAAACGACGACCTGCTGCGCTGGCGGAACTCCGACGTTCAAAAGTGTAGCAAGAGGTTGGGGGTCATCGTCTTCAAGAACTTGGATCGAAGGCAAACGCGCAAACTTTTCGTGCGTTCCGTCCCGATCCTGAACTTTCCAACGAGCCAGAACTTCGTAATGGGTCGCGCGAAGCCCGGCAACGTTGCACCAGAGGTCAAAACCTGATGGCATTTCGCTGTCTACAAGGACCGCCCTCTTTGATACGCCGGGCAATAGAATGTCGCCCCCCTCGGTGTCGAGACCCGAAAGCGTGAAGAGGAGTTCAGCGTAGATGATTGGCTCGTCGCTAGGAAGCGGTGCGCGACCAGTAATGATTGCTGTGGTCAGTGCCATTGCAGGACTCCCGAAAGTTTGTTGATAAGGCGAGCGTCAAACGCTGCGGTATGTCTCGAAGAAGGTGTCCAACTGATCAGGAGATTTAACTGCCGCGACCCCAAGCGCGACGACTAAAGGGTCGGTACGAACTACCTGCGAAGGTCTAGCAGCTTTGGCCCTTGCAGCAAAGCGCGCTGCTGCTGGAAGCGATGCGATAACGCCCACGACGGCGGAAGGGAGCGTCCCCGACAACCAAGCCTCACCTTCAGCCTCAGTAATCCAATCTTCAGCCACAAGGCCAATCAGAAGCTGCGCGAAAGACAACGGCGGCATCGCTAACCGTATCTCTTCTGGCGTCACAGGCGGGGGCGGAACATAAGGACGCGCCCGAGATAGCGCATCCGCGAATATCCGCCGCCCGTTCTCCTGCACATCGCTTGGGCTTGCGGTGAACGGTATCCAGCCCAAAGTTGAATGCAAAACCTCACAGTCGATTGTGCCGAACGCATTGAAAACCGGGTTGCGAAACTGCATCACGATATGCGCATCCAAAGCGTTGCGCCAAAAAGGTCAACGACCTGCGGCGGTTCCTCCTGAAAGTTTGCCAGCCTATCATCATAATAACCCATGCATTGCCACGATCCGGAAAGAGCCGACCCTGAAGCAAGCATTTGAAGCGGTCCGTTAGGGCTTGAAGTAGAAAAGATCCCTGTAATAGCCCCCGTTGGCACAAGCGCCGATCCTGCCCGAGTTGCTCCAAAGGCCACGTCTGTTGCAGTTGTGCTGCGCGCGAAAACATAAGTCCCGATTGCGCCAGCAGTCGAAAACCATTCGTTCATCGCCGCAAAGTCGATCCTAGGCGCACCATCTGCCCCCTGAGCGAGAGCAACTGGATTGCGAAACCAGCGTTCAAAGTGAAGCGAAGTCGCTGGCGCACCTACTTCGTATTCAACAGGCGTAAAGCCAAGCCAGTCTGTGTCAGGAAACGACATTAGATTGCCTCATATGGTGGGGAGCCGTCAGGCATTTTTAAGGTGACTGGATCGCAAGCAAACATTCCAGGATCGCGTTGGGCAGGAGTAGCATCTGCGTAGCTCGGGGAATCGTTTGGCGTAGCAAACGAGAACCGACCCTTGAATTGATAGGATTGCGCGACGATCCTTATCCGCTCCCCTGCACGTGGTTCCGAGCGTTGGGTCACCTCGAATAAGGAAACTTCTTCTGCTCCGGTATCGTCCTGCAAGCCCCTAGTACGCAGCCGAATAACGTCAGTCAACTGAATGCCAGCCCATTCAAAATCAAGCGTAATGGTCGCATACTTCGGTGCAGTATCAAAGCGTTTTAGTAGCCTTCGAGAGGCTACCCTTACGATAGGGTCAGCGCCTTCATTCAACCAAGGGCAGACGTAGGCTTTCACTTTACCAGTTCTGTACCGCCATTCTTCCCGCGCTGAAGGATCAGAGGCCACCCATGTCCTGTCGAAGTTCTTTGTATCGACGGCAGACCCTGCTGGGGTCTTCTGCACAGTCCAGAACAATACCTCAGAAACCCGCTTCTTGTCGTCCTCTGTCATTTCAATGGCGAGGTTGGTAGAAAAGTCAGTCAGATCCCAGATGACATCTCCGTCAACAGGGCGATTCGCTTTCAGCTTAATCTTCTGCACGGAGGCGTCCCACCATAGCGAGAAGCCTAGCGGAACAAGCGACGAGATCAATGCCTTTACGCCGGTTGGTTCGCCGATGTCTCTGGTGACCCGAGTACCGGTGAGCCAGCGATTTACCTCGGCTTCCCAGTCTGCGAGGGGGAGAAACGAGGCTGGAACTCCTGCTCTAATAAGCAGATCAGCTACCACATCATCGATACGCGCGCCAACGTAGGACAGAACAATCTGGAATGTGTCTTTGCTCCGGTGAGTCGCCTCAACTGTCTGGGAGACCCCCCGTCGCGTCAGCGTCACCACGTCTGCGGTGCGAGCATAGTCGACGAACTCCGAGCCTATCCGCGCCCGACCAGAGGCTGGGTAACTGCTATTTCCGATGCCCTCCGGTGTCAACGTGAAGGTCGCTGCCCCGATACCAATGCCTGCGAGCAGTTGGCCGCTTGAGGCCGCTGGAACGCGTGTGCGCTTATCGTCAGCAAAATCAAGTACATCGCTGCCTTCGACGGTGACCATAGCGTCATCGCCGGGTCCAGTCATGTTCGTGATTACATAATGCCGGACGGTCACATCAACGATAGCCCCGCCGACAATGAAACCGTCATGCCGCCGCATTGCGCGTCCTGCATAGAATGGCCAGCGGGAACGCAGCTTGGCGAAATGCGTACCACGCTCAAAGGGCAGGTACCCTACACCGCTTTCTTGTGCCACACCGCTTACGCGTTCTGCTTGATACGGGTCAGTGTACCTATCGTGGTCGGGGAAATCCATGAACCGCGCGCTGATTGTAGCACGCCGCCCAAAAGCGGAAAGATCATCGTCCGACCCGGCAATGTTAACTGAAGCAGAAAACTCTGATGGATCTCCGACCAATGCAGGGTAGAAGGTCGAACCCTTGGGCGCATTGCTACGCGGCTGGCAGTAGCGCATTGTTCTGAAGACCTGAACAAGATCATAGTCTGCGGTTGAACGGCAGGTGTTGAATGTGTTGAAGCACTTACGCGTAACCCCATCAACGCCGAGCTCCGCCGTGCACCCGCCAACGCCGAACGTGCGCGAACAACCGTCGACGTCCAGCTCAATCCAAGAAAAGGGTTCCCTAACCGACATAGGCTGACACTTCCATACCTAGGACACCATACAGTGCTCCTGCGCCGTATGACGCCCGGAAGGTGTTCCCTGCTCGCCAGCAATAAGCCATATCCTCTGGTAGCAGGTCCGGGCAGGACGCCCAGATGAAAGGTGTCCCTGAATTGTAGTGCGCAATGAAAGGTGCAGCATCCGTCTCAATCCACAGACGATCCTGCTGCGCAAGGCCGATGCTTGTCGCGCCACCAGTGCGCTTAGTAAACGTCCCAACGTACTGCCCACGTACCGTGATCGAAGGTGCTAGTTCCACATCAAGCGCAAGGTTGATAGGAACATAGCCAGCCTGCACACCGTCTGGAATGAGCAGGCGCGGACCGATCATTACGATTGAGATACTTGGCACAGTCGATCCGGTAACGCGAATGCGCCACTGCGCAGAAGTCTGCTCCCCAAAGATTAGAAGCATGTCACGATCATTTTCAGGGACCAGAGTTTGTGCGACAGCCCAAGCCGTACCGTCCCACCACTCAACGAACAAGGTCGCGTCGTTGCTTCCAAGCGTATGGCCGATGACAGCGCAAGCGTCGCATGTCGCTGCTACGGCAAGGGTGACCGAAAGCGTAGCGGGCAAGCTGGCAGGCGTCCAGAAGTCATACGTCTGTGGACCAAGAGCATTCGCAGCGGAGCCGTCAGCGGTTTGAGTTGACCAAGCCAGCGTGCCCTCTGAGAGTACGTTCCTGTGCATCACCATAGAATCGTTGACTGACGTCGCGGATGGATCAAGATGGATCATACGCCCTCTCCGCTCGTCACCCAAGTGATTCCACGATTGCCAGCCTCTTTCTGAATAGCTTCGAACATCTTGATCATAGCGGAACCGCTGTATATCGCACCGGGGTCAATAGTATCCAATGTAACTCTAAGGGGGGTTTCTGGCGCTGCAGCAGGTTGCCCACCGCCCTGCGCGCCGCTTCTTCCAGGAATGCCCCCGCCTGTTCCACCAGAAGTCGCCCCCCGGATTGACCGGACTGCGGCAAGGCCGGAGGCTAGCGCGGAAGCTGCTGCCCCAAATCGTGCCCAAGGCCTGCCCACATAAGCAGGATCCTTAAGAACTTCGGTGAAAGCGAGGTAGCTGTTGATCACGCCTTGTATTGCAGCAAAGCCCTGCGCGATTTTCATTGTCTGCTCACCGCCAGACCGCGCTAGGTCAGCCATTCCACCGAAGAATCCAGCCGCGTCTAGCAAACGCTGGTCTTGTGCGCCAACCCCTAGTGCACGCAGACGTTCTTGGTGTTCGGCCTCGATACGCTCTAATGCGCCGTGACGCCCACCGACAGCCTCAAGCTCGAGATCAGTGAACGTCTGAACGAGCAGGAGCTTCTCTTCGTACCAAGCCGTAAGCAGTTCCCGCTCAGTCGATATCTCGTTGATAAGACCTTGCAGAGCACCATCTGCTCCACCACCGCCGCCGCCTCCATCAGCGGCAGGTCTACCAGGAATCAGTTCTGAGCCGGGCAAAGTGAACCCAAGAGAATTGTTTGCCCAGTTCCCATTACCTGTGGTCATGCCGGGAGCTTCTTCGACGGACAGGTTAGACAACGCGTTATTCGCGGCTACCGCATCCCACAAAGATAAGGCAAGCCCTGCGGCTTTGCTTATCGCATTTGATAGCCACCCAGCGCCCGGTTCAGTGTCGCGGATATTGACCAGAGCCTGATAGGCTTTGGTCAGGCTGCCATTGACTTCCCCTAGCTTGACGTTCCACCCGTCGGTGGCAGCCTCAGTAAGGACCATCTGGTCGTATGCTTGCCGAGCAGCGAACTTTTGATCCTCAGTGATCTCCAGCGCCTCAATCTTTGCGAAAGTGATCTGACGTTCTTGATTGAGCTGCTCCTGCATATAACGTGCACTGTCGCGCCCGAATTGAGCTTCAATCTCCGCCAGTGCGGTGCGACGTTCGTAAGACGCTATAAGCTCGTTGGCAGAATCAGCCGCTTTCTGCTGCTCTGCATTGAGCGCCGCGACAGCGTCCGCTCCGATCAATACAGCGGTCGCGAAGTTTGCAGCCGCGTGTTCTGCCGCACTCATACGAGCCTCAGCTTCGATCAAATCGGCCGCGATGTTTTGGAGCGCGAGACGCGCTGCCCTCAGCCTATCCGACTCCCCTATGCCTAGGCGCAGAATGTTATTCGCAAAATTGGCGCTGTCAAATTCCTCCTGAATTGCGCGGGCTCTGTCCTCAACAGTAACCAACGCCGCTTCTGCGGCTCGGACCATCGAATCAAGGTTCAGCTGCGAGATATCCGTGTAGTACCGCTCTGTCGCCTCATTAAGGCTTTCCTGCGCGCGAGTAGTAGCCTCAAGACTGGCGGCAAGGCCTGCATGGTCTTGGCGCGTATTGTATATCGCGAAGCCGAGCGCAACGACAGCCGCTATGGCAAGGCCGATTGGTCCCCCCAGAAGCAGGAACGCTTTGGCGGCAAAAGCAGCGGCATTCATCGCAGCTACGTACAGCCAAGCCGCTGCCGTACCTAGTGCATGACCTATAGCAACACCCCTGAGAGCAATTACCAGCGCCGGAAGCTGTGTCGACGCCAACACTATCGCGACTTGCCCAAGCGTAGTAAGCGCGTCAATGACGGGGTCAACCATGCGGTCAAAGTCGAGACTGGCCATTTCAGCTAGCGCATCCCCGATAGCAACCAGTTGAAGAGCAAGTGCTCCAGATATACCGAATGCTTGGTCAAATGAACCGACCAATGCGGTAAGACCTGTAGCTATACGAGTAAAGCCGTCAGCCACGGTGGCCGGCATTTCCCCGGCAACATCACGGACTTCTTCAAGACGCTTGATTATGCTGTCAGCAATAACCTGCCCAGTGATCTTACCTTCAGAGGCTAATGCGCGTAGCCCGGATACTGTCACGCCTAGCTCGTCAGCTAAAGACTCAGCAACGCGCCCCCCGCTAGCTAGAACCGTCTCCAGCCCTTCCGCCTGCAGCCGCCCGACAGCCATAGCCTTAGAGAGAGCGTTTTGCACAGAGGCGGCACGTTCTCCTTTGGTTGCCGTGATCACAAGCATGTGATTGAGCGATTCCGTAAAGTCGGCCGCTTCGTCAGCATTTCTGCCTAGGTCTCGTA